TATCAGCAATCAAAGTAGATAGTCCACCACCTAAATTTTGGAAGTGGACATCTGGTGTACACAAAGATAAAAAAGCAATAGGTAAAGAATGTCCTGCTTACAAACAAGATGGTGAGTGTGGTAGTTGTCGTGCCTGTTGGAGTCGTGAAGTTAAACAAGTAAGCTATAAGGAGCATTAGTATGAATGAAAAAGAAATAGAAAGGAGGAACAATGGCATTTGATTATGAAAAAAGTATATTAAAAATTTATGATGATAAAGGTAAAGTATTTTTACATCTTAATCTTAATCCACATTTAAGTTATCTAGGTAAGACAGCTATGTGGCAAGAACTTGAACAAGATATAAAATATTTAGGTAATAATGATTGTAGAATGCTTTGGAAATTTGCTAAATCACTTACCAAACTAGCATACAAACATAAATTAAAAGTTGTTAATGATAACAAAGCAACACAACAAATGATTGATGACAACACAATAGGAATAGGAGAGTTAGATTAAATAGAAAGGAGGAGTAATGACAGAACAAGATAAACAAGATTTAATATTTGCTGCTGATTATTATTTATACAAAGATTTACCAAATAATTTTGATAAATGGTCAGATAAAAAACTATTTAAATTTATTGAGGAAAGTGCATGGCAACCTTTTGAATATTGGGAAGGTGAAAAGTTATGGTATGAGATTGAAAAACTAGCAAATGGAGTAAGAAAATATATAAAGGAAAACAAATGAAAGAATATACATTTGAAAGAATGAATGGAGATAAAAAAGTTATTGAAGCTAGAAGTTTAAAGAAAGCTATAATAAAATATGCTGGTAAACCAGAGGGTAATGATGACCACGCATATGTAACTTGGACAAGTAAAAAGAAAAATGATAGCGAAGCATCTGTTAAACTACCATATGTTACAAGAAAAGAAAGAAAAGGAAGACTCTAGTGTTTGAATTTAAGCACCCAAACTATTATAAAAAAATAAAAAAAGAAAATCGCTTGACAAATAAAGAAAACTATGATAAGGGATTAGACAATGAAAAAATACAAAGTAAGAATAACAGGACTAGGAATAGAAGCAACAGCAATAATACCATTCGAAATAGAACCAACAATAGAACAAGTAGAAAATAAAATTGCAGAATATTTAAATCATAATCTAATGAAGATTGATAAAGATGATTTTTATTCTGTTGATAGATACTCTATTACATACGAGGAATTACCTATTGAATTATAAACAACAATTAGCAGTTGTGCAAGGTTTGTTTGTGCCACCAGATACAAACATTAGAATGGACTGCCCATTTTGTAATAATAAAAATACATTAGTAGTAGACACCACAGAAAATAAAATAAGTTGGTATTGTTTTCATGCGTCTTGTAAAGCACGAGGAAAAAAAGAAGGAGAAAAAGATATGCGTTATGTAGAAAAAGTATTTAATGGTAATAAACAATTACACATAGAAGACTCAGACTTTCCAATACCAGATAGCTTTCAATCAATATACTCAAATGAAAAAGCAATGCGTTGGTTATCAAATAATAATTGTTGGGAGTCTTGGTCTTGGGGCAGAGCAGATTTTAAATATGATGTAAAGCAAAATAGAGTTGTGTTCCTAATAAAAAATAGAGTGTCACATAAAATAGTAGGTGCAGTAGGTAGAGCATTAAATAAAAATGATTTTCCTAAATGGTATATGTATGGTAATAAAGATGTTCCTTTTAAATGTGGTGAGTGTGTTGATGCAGTAATTGTAGAGGATTGCCCATCTGCATGTGCAGTATCAAATATATTAACTGGTATAGCAATCATGGGTACTAAATTAAAACCATTACATAAAAGCCATTTAGAACCATATAAAAATTTATATATATGTTTAGATAGGGATGCTACAACAAAAGCATATGACATGGCAAAAGATTTAAGATCGTCTGGGTTTGAAAATATAATTGTTAAACCATTAGAAGATGATTTAAAATATTATAACACAGAACAGATAAGGGAGATATTTTATGATAGAAAAACAAATGATTAGGCTTATGCTTAATAAAAAATTTTATACACAATACAAAGGTGCATTATCTCCAACAGTATTTGCAGGAGATATAAGTTCTTTATATGAAACAATACAAAAGGCACACGAAAAATATGAGGAAGATATAAAGGTAGATGAGTTATACTCATTGCATACTGCTATATTTAATCCTGCATTAACTCGTGCTGCAAAAGAAAAGTTTAGTGAATTAGTAGAAGACATCAAGGAAGTACAAGAGCCAAGCAAAGAGATAGCAAAAGATATTATGCGTATACTATCTGATAGAGATTTGGCACAGAGAATAGCAGTAGAGTCTACAGAAATATTTAATGGTAAAGATGCTAACTTTAATGAAATTGTTTCTATGATAGAAAAACATAAACAAAATGTTAGCGAAGAAAAAAATCCTGCAGTTACAAGTAATGTAAATGAAGTAATAGATTTATTAAATGTAACAACTAAATGGAAATTTAATATACCTATACTAAAAGAAAATATAGGTGGTGTAGGTGGTGGTAATCTTATGATTGCATTTGCTAGACCAGAAACAGGTAAGACAGCATTCTGGGTTAGTTTATGTGCAGGACCAAATGGTTTTGCAGAACAAGGTGCAAAGATACATGCGTTTATAAATGAAGAGCCTGCTATAAGAACACAGATGAGAGCCATATCTTGTTACACTGGTATGACTAGAGAAGAAATAATGCAAGAAGTAGATATTGCACAAAAATCTTGGAGTGAAATAAAAGATAATCTACATATGTTTGATACAGTTGATTGGTCAATAGAAGATGTAGATGCACATTGTGAAAAACATAAACCAGATATCATAGTAATAGACCAGCTAGATAAAATAAATGTTACTGGTACATATGCAAGAACAGATGAAAAATTAAGACAGATATACACGAGTGTAAGAGAGATAGCAAAGAGAAGAAACTGTGCAGTAATTGCAATATCACAAGCATCTGCTGATGCACACAATAGAAATAGTATTTCATTTGACCAAATGGAAAATTCTAAAACTGGTAAAGCTGCCGAAGCTGATTTAATTATTGGTATAGGTAGAAACTCTAACAGTGATTTAGAAAATAAAATAAGAACATTATGTATAAGTAAAAATAAAATAAATGGTTATCATGGCGAACCCGTGTGTACTATTAGAAGAAGTATAAGCAGGTATGAAGTATGATAACAACAGTAGACGTAGAAACATCTTGGCAAGTAACAAGTACAGGTGGATATGATCCATCACCATTTCATCCTGATAATATATTAGTTAGTGTTGGTATAAATGATGAGTATTACTTTACAAATCATAGTGAAAGAATTGATAAAGGATGTTATCATAATATACAATCTGTGTTAGATAAAACAACTTTACTTATAGGTCACAATATAAAATTTGATTTAATGTGGTTATTAGAATCTGGATTTAAATATAGTGGTAAAGTTTATGATACTATGTTAGGAGAGTATATACTTAATAGGGGTATAAGAAAAAGTTTAACATTAGAAATGTCTTGCCGTAGAAGAAAGATTGGATCAAAAGATAATCGTATAAAAGAATATACAGATAGAGGTATACCATTTCAAAATATACCTGCAGATGTAGTTGAAGAGTATGGTAGAATAGATGTAGAAATAACTAGAAAATTATTTGATTCTCAAATGAGTGACCTAAAAATGGCTAAAAATAAGGGTTTATTGATGACTTTAAAGATGATGAATGAGTTTTTAGTTGTGCTATCTGATATGGAAAGAAATGGTATCAATATAAATTTAGAAGATTTAAATAATGTTGAAAAAGAATACAGAGCAGAGTTTGCATATCTAAAACAAAAGATAGATAAGATTGTATACAAACAAATGGGTGATACTAAAATTAATTTATCAAGTCCAGAACAATTATCTTGGTTAATATATTCTGCAAAACCAAAAGATAAAAAAGAATGGGCTAAAATATTTAATGTAGGTATAGATAAAAGCACAGGTAAAAATAAAAGAAGACCACAATATTCTAGGCAACAGTTTAGAAATTTAGTTGCAGATAATACAGAGGTAATACATAGAACTGTAGCTGAACAATGTATTAGTTGTCATGGTAAAGGTGTAATTAAAAAAATAAAAAAAGATGGCAGCCCATACAAAAATTATACTAAATGTTCTGAGTGTGATGGTGATGGGTATATATATACACCTATGGCAAAAATTGCAGGGTTTAGACAAAGACCCAGAAGCGTGTATGATGTAGCAGAGTCTGGATTTAGAACAGATAAGATTACATTAAATAAAATTGCAGCTGAAGCAGAGGGTGAGTTTAAAGAATTTATTGATGCAGTTGTAAGGCACAATGCTGTAGATACATACTTAAATACATTTGTAGAAGGATTAAAAAATTTTACAAATAATAAAGGATTCTTACATCCTAAGTTTATGCAAGCTGTAACTGCAACAGGTAGATTATCTAGTAGAGATCCAAACTTCCAAAACCAACCAAGAGGTAAAACATTTCCAATAAGAAAAGTTGTTACATCTAGATTTGAAAAAGGTAGTATACTTGAAATAGACTTTTCACAATTAGAATTTAGAACTGCTGTGTATCTTGCACAAGATAAGCAAGGTATGGAAGATATAAAAAATAAAATAGATGTACACCAATACACTGCAGATATTATAGGTGTATCAAGACAAGATGCAAAGGCACATACGTTTAAACCTTTGTATGGTGGTGTGACTGGTACAGAAGATGAGAAAAGATATTATACTAAATTTTTAGAAAAGTATAAAGATATAAAAGTTTGGCATGAGAAACTACAGTCAGAGGCAATACGATTTAAACAAATAAGTTTACCAACTGGTAGGCAATATGCTTTTCCATATGCAGAAAGAACACCTTGGGGTGGATCTACATATGGCACACAAATAAAAAATTATCCTGTACAAGGTTTTGCAACAGCAGATATTGTACCTATAGCTTGTATAAATATATA